ATGCCGTGTGCGCTTGGTGCTGACCTTTCACAGGGTGATGACTTCTGCGCCTTTACTCTTCTCTTTCCTTTCCAGAATTATTCGTTTGGGGTCAAGACACGAAGCTACATAACGTCTTTGACACTCATGAAACTTCCTGGTGCTATGCGTGCCAAGTACGAAGAGTTTGTTCGTGAAGGCAGTCTACACGTTCTTGACGGAACTGTCTTGGACATGATGGAAGTTTATGATGATTTAGACGCATTTATAAGACAAAACGAATACGACGTTCGTTGTTTTGGATTCGACCCTTATAACGCCAAAGAATTCGTTACAAGATGGGAAATTGAGAATGGTTCGTTTGGAATTGAGAAAGTAATTCAAGGTTCAAGAACTGAATCGGTTCCTCTAGGTGAATTGAAGATCTTGGCTGAGGAACGCAAGCTGATTTTCGATCAAGAATTGATGTCATTTGCTATGGGCAACGCAGTTACTTTGGAAGACACAAACGGAAACCGAAAACTTCTAAAGAAACGTGCTGAAGAAAAGATCGACAACGTCTCTGCGATGATGGATGCATACGTTGCCTATAAAGCTAACAAGGAGGCGTTTGAGTGATCTTAGAGGGTGATCCAATTGTAGATTTCCTCGAACATCACGGTGTTAAAGGACAAAAATGGGGTGTTCGAAGAAAACAAAATCGTATTGCTAGACAAGTAAAGAGACAACAAGGCGGTATTGATAGATATCGTCGGGTTGCCAAAGGAAAAGGCAGTCTCGGAGATAAGTTAACGGTTGGTTTGAACACTTCTCTGTATGAACGATTGAGAGAAGGATCGCTTCAAAACGTCGCTAAGTCAGATCTTGAGACGCAAAGAAGAATTCAAAAAGATATTCTAAACGGAAAACGAAAGACAAGAGCATTACTACTTAAGTCGGCCGGAGTTCATATTAGTGAGCTCAAATACAACTATAGAACTTATAAGGGGTGATTCCATTTGCCTATTCTAGATCGAGTTAGAAAAGCATGGAACGCCTTCCGTAACACAAACGAAATTAATGATCAATATTTAGAATACACGACTAGTGGTAATTACGGAGTGTCTCCTTCTAGATCAAGGCTACAAATTTATACCGAACGTTCAATTATTTCGTCTGTTTATGCGAGACTAAGTGTTGATGTAGCAGGTCTAATTATCAAACATACTAAATTAGACAAAGAAGGCCGATACAAAGAAGATGTTCAAAGTTCTTTGAATGATTGTCTTACCTTAGAGCCAAATCTGGATCAAGGACCAAGAGCTTTCAGGCAAGACATAGCGTTAACGTTGTTCGATAAGGGCGTGGCAGTTCTTGTTCCTGTTGATACATCAAGAAATCCACAAACAAACGAAATATTTGAAATTTACACTTTGCGTGTTGGCGAAGTTGTTACTTGGTATCCAAAACATGTTAAGCTAAGCGTTTACAACGAGAACTCAGGTAAACGAGAAGAAATTACCTTAGAGAAAAGGTTTGTTGCAATTATTGAGAATCCTTTGTATGCAGTTATGAACGAACCTAACTCAACGTTGCAACGCTTGATAAGAAAACTTGGGCTTCTTGATGCAGTCGATGAACAATCTAGTTCTGGTAGACTTGACATCATTATTCAGCTTCCTTATGTTATCAAATCGGAAGCAAGGCGACAACAAGCCGAAGCCCGTCGAGAAGACATCGAATTTCAATTGAGGGGAAGCCAATACGGCATTGCCTACATCGATGGCACCGAGAAGGTTACCCAACTCAACAGACCCGCTGAGAACAACCTCTTAAAACAAGTTGAGTATCTTACAAATCTGCTTTATAACCAGCTTGGTCTTACCGAGGAAGTAATGAACGGTACTGCAAAAGAAGAGGCTATTCTTAATTACTTTAATCGTACCATCGAACCTATTATCGATGCAATAGTCGAAGCTATGCAGAGAGCGTTCCTTGGGCCCCAGGGTACGCAGAATGATGAGCGGATTAAATACTTCCGGGATCCATTCAAACTTGTTCCTGTTAGTCAGATTGCTGAGATTGCTGATAAGTTTACTCGTAATGAGATTCTTTCTTCTAATGAAATCAGGAGTTTCTTGGGTATTCCGCCATCTAGCGATCCTAAAGCAGACAAACTCATTAACAGTAACATGCCCCAAGCAGACACTGGAGTTCCAGCATCAAACGGTAAAGCTCCAAGTCCAAACGGTAATGGACACAAGCCGGTAGTAACTTCAGGGGCCTAACTCTTTTGAAAGGAACTGTCAAAATGGAAGCAGATTTCAGCGGATACGCGACCAAAGCCGGGCTTAAGTGCACCGACGGTCGTACTATCATGCCTGGCGCATTCAAACATCAGGATCAGATGAAAGTTCCTCTTGTTTGGCAGCATGGTCATACTGACCCCGAGAATGTTCTTGGTCATGCCATCCTCGAAAATCGAGACGATGGGGTTTATGCTTACGGATTTTTCAATACCTCCGCAAAAGCGGCTCATGCAAAGGGCCTAGTTGAGCACAAAGACATCAACATGTTGTCTATCTGGGCGAATGAGCTGGTCGAGCGGGCAGGAAGAGTTCTTCACGGAGCTATCCGTGAGGTAAGTCTTGTTCTTTCGGGTGCCAACCCAGGCGCTCTCATTGAAAACGTCACTATTCGTCACTCAGATGGTGACGAAGAAATGATCGACGACGAAGCCATTATTTACACGGGTCTCGAACTTGAACTTGAACACGCTGACAATACTTCTAATTCGGATAACACTGATAATCAAAACTCCGGCGATGGCCCGACCATCCAAGACGTTTATGATTCAATGACTCCTGAACAGCAGGACGTTCTTCATTACATGGTTGGTCAGGCACTTTCAGAAGGTTCTGATGGTGGAACTGCACAGCAAGACAATCTTGATGACGATTCCAATGATTCCGATAAGGAAGGCAGTGAGATGACCCGAAATGTTTTCGAGAAAGATGACAAAGGTGAAGAGTCGTCAGTTCTTTCTCATGCTGATGTTCAAGGTATTGTTGCTGATGCAACCAAGACGGGCTCACTCAAGCAAGCCGTCGAGAACTACGCTCTTGCGCACGGTATTAACCAAATCGATACTCTCTTTCCGGAAGCTACAGCACTTACTACTTCCCCGGAATTCTACACTCGTCGCACAGAATGGGTGAACTCGGTTCTTAACGGAGCTCGTAAGACGCCATTCAGCCGGGTCAAGACTCACTGGGCAGACCTCACGTACGACGACGCTCGTGCAAAGGGTTACATCACCGGTAATGAGAAGCAAGAAGAGTTCTATGCAACGGCTCGTCGTGAGACAAACCCTCAGACGATTTACAAGAAGCAGAAACTTGATCGTGACGACATCATCGACATCACCGACTTCGACGTCGTGGCGTGGATGAAGGGTGAAATGCGCATCATGCTCGACGAGGAGCTCGCAAGAGCAATTCTCGTTGGAGACGGTCGTACGGCTCCCGATCCCGATCAGATTTTGCACGATCGTATTCGTCCCATCGCCACAGACGACCCGATCTTCACCATTCAAGTCAAGGCTGACATTACCACGGCAGGAACGGATATTTCACATCTCGTCGATGCGATTATTCAGTATCGTGCACAGTATCGTGGTACTGGAATGCCTACAATGTACACGAGCGAAGCTCTTATCTCTCAATTCATGCTATTGAAGGACACGCTTGGTCGTCGTATTTACAGCTCCTTGGACCAGGTTGCCTCAGAGCTTCGAGTTGCGGCAATTATTCCGGTGGATATTTTCGATCCGGCCGCAGGTAACCCATTGGCACTTATTGTCAACATGAATGACTACGTTATTGGTGCGGATAAGGGTGGCGCAGTTAGCTTGTTCGACGATTTCGACATCGACTACAACCAGTACAAGTACCTTATCGAAACTCGTTGTTCAGGTGCGTTGGTTAAGTTGAAGTCTGCAATTTGTGTTACGCAAGGTACATTCGTTCCTCCGCCTGCTGGTACTGCTCACATTATCGTTCCTGAGCCGCCGAACGAACGTCAGAGTGTTCCTCCGCAACACGGATCACTCCCTGACGCTGGTGGAACAACGACAGAAGCACAGTCTGCACAACGTGAAGGGCGTCGTACTCCTCCTGAAGAGTAATATTTAAAAGGAGTTAAGATGGCAAGGTTCTTTGGAGAAGTTGGTTATGCTGATTCCGTAGAAACTCCATCTGACTCAGGTGTTTGGATCGATGTTATTACCGAATCAGAGTATTACGGTGATGTGGTTCGAAATACACGAAAGTTAGACCCTGGAGAAGGATTAAACGAGGATATTTCAGTCGGCAATTCAATAAGCATTGTTGCCGATGAGTATGCGAATAAACACTTCTTTAAGATCAAATACGTGCGATGGGAAGGGGTTCTTTGGACTGTCACAAATGTGGAAGTCAAAGCTCCCCGTCTCATCCTTAGTTTGGGGAGTGTTTACAATGGCCCAACGCCTTGATCTTCAAAAAATCTTCGTTGATATTCTTCAAACTGATCATGTGTATTTCCAACCACCACCAACTGTAATTATGACTTATCCTTGCATTGTTTATAGAAGAGATTATGAATTAACTAGATTTGCGGACGATAAGCCATATTCTCGTAAAAAGCGGTATCAAGTAACGGTCATTGATCGAGATCCGGATAGTGGTATACCTGACAAGATTGCTGAGTTACCACTATGCGTGTATGAGCGGTTTTACACAGCCGATAATCTTAATCATGACGTTTTCAAACTTTTCTTTTAGGAGGAATTTTCAATGCCTGAACTCGTTTGGGATAAGATCGGCGAACGGTTTTATGAAACGGGAGTTGATCACGGAGTCCTTTACATTCCGGATGCGCAGGGAGTTTATGCAACCGGAGTTGCTTGGAACGGTCTTACGACGGTGACAGAGTCTCCTAGTGGGGCTGAGTCAACGGCACAGTATGCCGACAACATCAAGTACCTCAACCTCATTTCGGCTGAGGAGTTCGGAGCAACCATCGAAGCATTCACATTCCCTGAAGAGTTTACTCAGTTTGATGGTCTTGCCGTTCCTTCAGACGGTGTCACTGTTGGACAACAGCCTCGTAAGACGTTTGGTTTGTCCTACAGGACTCGTTTGGGTAACGATCTCGAGCACGAGAACTTTGGATACAAACTCCATCTCGTGTACGGGTGTGTGGCAAGTCCTTCGGAGAAAGCCTACAACACCATCAACGACTCACCAGAGGCCATTACATTCAGCTGGGCAGTAACTACAACACCAGCTCCTGTGACTGGTCTTAATCCTACGTCTCTCATTGTCGTAGATTCCTCGCTTGTAGACGATGCGGCTTTGAAAGCACTCGAGGCCGCTTTGTACGGTGATGCCACAGTTGGTATTGCTCATCTTCCTACTCCGGATGAGGTTATTGCAATTTTCGGAGCAGGCGGAGGATCAGCACAAGCAACTGGAGCATCTGCAGGAGCTCCTGGAACGTGGACTCCAGGCGGTTCAACCCCACCGGCTGATGTACCAACTTTGCAAAGTTCTGGGGTTGTTGCAAGTCCCGGAACTGCCTGGACTACTGGAGAGTATGTACAGACAGGAACCGCTGGTACTGCTGGTGAAGCTCACTGGGACGGAAGCGCTTGGGTAGCGGGGATGGCTCCCTAATGATAGGAGATTGAAGAATGCTTAAAATAGTTGTTCTAGGAAGTGAGTATTTCAATGAAGAGACAGAAACGTTTGAAACTGTCGGCGACATTGAATTAGAGCTAGAGCATTCTTTGGTCTCACTGTCAAAATGGGAGTCGAAATTTCAAAAGCCCTTTTTGACTGAAAATCACAAAACGCCGGAAGAAGTATTAAAGTACATAGAATCGATGATTATCTCTCCACTTTACTCTTCCGATGTTTTGAATAGGCTGTCTCAAGAGAATTTCAATCAAATCAATGATTACATCGAGTCATCAGAGTCAGCAACTACTTTTGGGTCTATGCCTGAACGTAAGGGAAAAGGTGAAGTAATCACATCCGAGTTGATTTACTATTGGATGGTTGCTTTCACCATTCCGTTTGAATGCGAGTACTGGCATTTAAATAGGTTGTTTGCTTTGATTCGTATTTGTAACATTAAGAATTCACCGCCTAAGAAGATGTCAAGGCATGAGATTACGAGTCGAAACCGTGAGCTTAATGCCATAAGGAAGGCTCAATACAACACGAGTGGTTGAGAGGAGGCTAAATGGCCGTACTTGTTTGGGATCAAGTCGGCGAGCATTTATTTGAAACTGGAGTAAGTAAAGGCGTTCTCTATCAAACAGATGGAGCCGGTGTTCCTTGGAATGGACTTACTTCAATCGAAGAAAGTGTTTCCAATTCTTCCCAACCTGTCCACTTCGATGGTGTTAAATTCAATGACATCGTAACTCTTGGTGATTTCAGTGCTGTAATGCGGGCATTTACCTACCCCGAAGAATTTCTGCATTACGAGGGAACCGAAGAAGAACAAGAAGGTTTCTTCGTTCTAAATCAGCCCCAACACAAATTTGGTTTGTCTTATCAGACTTTGATTGGTGATGATGTAGTTGGTTTGGCAGCTGGATACAAAATCCACATTCTCTATAACCTGACGGCTCTCCCATCGCAAAGACAATACCAAACTTTAGGATCAGAAGTTACTCCACTGGAATTCGAATGGACAATCACCGCAATTCCTGAAGACATCGACAATTATCGTCCAACGGCTCATGTTATATTTGATAGTACGAAAATGGATCCAAATTTGCTTCAGGACCTTGAGTCGATTCTTTATGGGGACGAAGACACCGATGCGCATCTCCCGTCACTCAAGGGTCTAGCCGCTTTCATCAGGAAATGGGATCGTCTTATCATTACCGAGCATGCCAATGGTATATGGACTGCCGATTCTAAAGAAGAAGGCGTCATCACAATGCTCGATGCAACTACGTTTCAGATTGTGTCTGATACAGTGGTATATTTGGACGCAGACACCTATGAAATTAGTAGTAGTGATAAGAATGAGGAGGATGTCGAATGGGGACCGTAACTGGTTTAACCGCTGAACGAATGATTGCAATGGAAAACGCCACTGTCATTGATGGTGATGTTGTTGCTGATGAACTTATTTTGAAAACCAGAGATGGAACTCCAATCAATGCTGGAAATGTTCGTGGTCCAGTTGGTCCTTCTGGAGCTAATGGTTCTGGATACATTGTTTGTACTAGTACAACTCGTCCACCACTTCTACCTTCTGACGAAGGCAAGGCTATTTACGAAACTGACACAGATCTTGTT